AATTGATTCCTTGATCTGTTTACTTTTCCTATAAGCATCGGAAAACTCTGGATGTTTTGCAACCCATTCGTGCATTGTATCAATATGTATTCATATATTATGACATCGTCTTTGAAATGTTGGAAAAGTATTTGCTATTAATTTATTTGTAGCACTCTTCAAAGTACCGTCTGGCATCTCTTTTATATCCACACCATTTTCTACCATATTTTTCTGTATATTATCTGGTACTTTGTAATATGTAGTATCAACAACAACCTCATGGCTTGTCCTAGACATAAAATCTAATAAGTCTTGACAATAACTTGACTTATATTTGGTTGGTCTTCCCTCTTTTTTTTTGTCTTTGGGATTTATTTTCTTTGTCATAAATTATATATAAAATAAAAATTATTTATGAAGAATAAATAAATCTATAACCTTTATTATAATTCTATTCTTGTTTATGTATAAATTAATAACATTTAATGATATAATTGGCTGATCTCAATATCTAGGAGTATATTCAGTTCAAAATTTAAATATAAGAATAATAAAATAAAAATTCAGTGCAAAAAAAACTGACTTCATATAATTGTAGTTAAAATAATCATAGGTAATAAATCAATTCACTCATTCTCATTCTTTTCTTTTATGAATTATTTTCATGTTTATTTATTGTACTCTAAAATCTTGACCATCTATCTTTTTTTCTGGATCCTCAGTAACTACTGCTCTTGATGTAAGGATCATGTTTGCTAATGATACAGCATTCTCTAATGCCACACGAACAACTTTTACAGGATCAATTATACCCTTATCTATTAGATTTACAAATGTTCATGACTCAAAATCATATCACATTCATTTTTGTTGTTTTAGTTTTTCTGTAATTACTCGATCTCCTGATTGTCATCCATTATCAACAATAATTTTCATAGGATATTGAAGAGCTTTTTGTAGGATATTATAAGCAATACCTAATTCACCTCCAGCAAATTGCTGTTCATTTATACCTTCAATCAAACTAATGCCCTCGCCACCAATAACTCATTCTTGTAATGCAGATTTAGTAGCTTGTAAAGCATCTTCTATTTTTAATCTTTTTTGTGTTGTTTCTATATCTGATGGATATCAAACTCTTATTGTAGCGATTCATCCATTAAGTTTTGCTAATCTAGCTTCATATTGTAATACATTCCATTGATCATCTTCTTTTTTGAGAGATTCTTGGATGCTATCAGTTATCTTTTTTATTTCTTCTTCATTTCTATTTCAACCAACAATAATTGTTGACATCCTTCATGATATAACCTGTTCAGATCTTCAGCAATGAGCTAATTCAGCCATATCAAAATCCAACCCAGTTTTATGTGAAACCATAACAGCTCCAGTTAATGCACAAACATCTCTAAAGAAATTTTCTTTCAATGTTGCATAATGTGGAGCCTTTACAACACCAACATTCCAGATACCTTTATTTTTATTAAAAATAAGAGTAGCTAAAGCAACCGGATCAATATCATCAACAATAAGCAATATATCTTTATCTCCAGAATCCAACATTCAATCTAATACTTTTTTGATAGATGATAATGTATTCAATCTTTTATCTGTAACAAAAATATATGGATTAATTAATTCACATTGTTGTCTATTGTCATTATTAATCAAAGCGATAGATTCGATAGGAGAATCAAACTCCAATCATTTCTTCATCTCGATAGATAATCACATCTCTTTTGACTCTTGTGCCACAATAGTACCTTGTTTTCATACCATATCGTAAGCATCCGCAATAAGTTTTCCAACCTCTTTATCTTGTGCGGATATAGAAGCCACTTTAAAAATATCTTCTCTTCATTCCATCTGTACCGAATTTTTTTTAATATATTCTATCACAAAATTACAAATTTCTCACATACATTTTGATAATTTGAAGGGATTTACACCGTTATCAATATATTTCAATCATTCCTTAATTATTGAAGAAGCTAGAATAGTTGTTGTTGATGTTCAATCACCAGCAACTCTGTTTGTTCTATCCGCAGCTTTCTTCAACATTAATGCACCAATATTTTTATATCTATCTTCAAAATCTATTGTTCTAACAATTGAAACTCAATCATTAATTACATCTGGTTGAGTCCAGAGATTATCTAAAATAACATTATATCCATATGGTCCCATTGTTGTTGATACTAATTTTGAGATCTCCTCAATTCCAGCAAATACACTTTCACGAGCTTGACGATCAAAGGTAATAACTTTTCACATTAATCTTCACAGTTAATGGCTAAAATACTTGATTGTTTGATAGAATAATATTCTTTTTCTTCATGAGTAAATACATCAGGAGCATATTTAGTAAAATAAACTATATCACCAACCTTTACATCCATAATCTCTTTATTTCAGTTTTCTAATGTTCTTCAATATCATACAGATATAACGGATCATCTTATAGGTTTTTCTGTCCTTACCTCCATAGTCCATCATTTTTCTGATTCCTTTTCTTCTGGAATAGGAACAACTAATACTCTATCCTCAATTACTTTTAGTATCATAATATTTTAGTAATTAATATATAAATAATCGGATCATGATTGGCTTTGCTCCAACACCTCTCTCATGCGTATATGAGTTATACTTCTAATTATACTACATGATCCATATGATCCGTGTCCACGGACCATTATCATCTGGGTAGAATGACCTAATTAAATTTATGTTTTAATGCTTCATAAGCGAATATATCTCCCTCTCATCTAATACCCTTCTCTCATGTTTGTTTATCTACAACAACATTAGGAAAATTATTGATTGCGAGTTTTAATGCTGGAGCTACAACATCAGAAATTTCTACTTCTTGTAAAAGATCCTCTATTTTTTGATTTACTTCACCAGTTTTTTCTTGTGGTACTTGTTTAGTTTTCATCATCTTTTTTTTACCACCAATTTCTTGTTCTGTTTCAATCTCTTCTTCTGCTTCACCTATGATCCTATTTCTAGCATTAATCATAACTTGTATGTTTTCTTTATGAATACCATACAAAATTTTTGCAATATTAGTATTAGTTCGTGGTGTATAATCTAATATAGCTTTCAACATAACCATATCAGTAAAATTAAGTTCTACTTTCATGAGTAAATATAATTTAAAAATTAAAAAGGTAAATCATCTTTGGCAACTTCTCATTTTTTTTCAATAATAACTTTCCATCCCCTAAGTGAATTGAAGATTTTTTCTTCTAATCCTTCTCATCGGCGGTTATGTACCACATGGAAATGTACGGTAATAATATCTCAAACAGAAACACCATTTAATAAATCTATTCTATCTCCCATAAAATCTATTGCTGGGCGATCTAATACTTCTTTATCCTCATTTACTTCTTCAATACACATAATTTGCTTCTTTGTTGTATCTCAATCTTGTTTCTTAATGTCTATAATGGAAGACAAATATGTTACTTTTGCGGTAAGTTTCATGTTTTTTTAAACTTTTAAGAATAAAATATATAATTATATAACCAAACATAACTGCTATCATTAGCTTTCAAAATATTATTGCGAGTAATAATATTATTGCTATACAAGTTACTCTATTCATTTTCTTTTGGTAATAATTTAATAGCCTCTTTTTTCATAGCAACAACATTAATATCATCACCAACAAATATTGTTTTGATATCTGATTTTTCTAGTAATAATGTTTTATCTTTAATAAATCTTCTTCATATTTCTACCTGTAATGCTTTAATCATTACATCTGCATCTTCTCAGTTACCTACATCAAGATCAGAAAACCCTTCTGGGATATAATCATCTGGTAAATAAGAGAACAAAAAATCTATAAATGTTCTAGCTTCAGATATATCTTTTTCTTCTGGTATTACTGATATTGGTGTTGATAATGGAACCTTAGCTCACTTTTCTATTTCATGATAAAGTTGTGGTTCTGTAATATCTTCTGGATCAGATACTGGAGCTATTTGTGGAAATGCTAATCCAAATCAAATACGAATTAATTGTTTTCTAAGCATGTCCTCAGCTTTAGTATTCCATAATGGATTCTTATCATTTTTTGCATCTACAAGATCTAATGAATACTCAAACGGTTTTGTCCAATCTTTTCTGTAGATTGTTATTGTTCATGATATTAATTTTCATTCAACTTTTCTCATTAATATATTCCATCCAGCAACAAGTCATGTTGCTTCAGCTCTTTGTAAAAATACATTATATCAAATAACAAGTGTAAGTTTATCACCATATGGAATAGCATAAACTTCTTTTTTCCAAGGATTAAGTTCATTTACAAGGCAAAGCATAAGAAATTTTTTTTTCTCTTCATCAGATGCCTTAATCTTCTGATTCTTCATAAAATCCTCTACTAATTTTGTGTAGAGTTGTTCTTTCTTTTGTGTTGCAAGTGTGTTTTCCATAGTCATTTCAATAAAGGTTAAAAGATTTTGTATACTCAATATATATAATATATTACTCATTGCAATAGGAAATTATACTTTTTTTATTTCTTCGGAAACACAGTTTTCAACTGCTTAAATCTCTCCATTTTCTTAATATATACAAAAATTTCTTTTAATCTTCATAATAATCATTGTTCCATTAACTGACATTTTAATTGATATTTATTTTTTGCTCGGAATAATTGTTGTCATCCAAGATTAAAATCATCTTTAGGATAAAGATTTACCTGATATCTTCTTATACTTTTACTTAGATCTAGTTGATTATTCATAATATTTTGGTAAAAAATTAAAACTTATCTTCATTGAAAACATCATGTGATGCTTTAATCTTTTTATATAAATTGGGGCATTGTATTTTAGATATCTCTACAGTACCTCAGAACTTTCTTTTATTTTCTCAATTTTCAAACTTAGTATATGGGATCCCAATAATTAATATATTATCATCAGTAATATTGGTATCATGAAGTATATAATATATAATATTTTTAGATGGTGTCTGTGTTTTATTACAAAATTCATCTTTTTTATTTTCTATTTCACGTCATTTTATAACCTCATTTATATATATTTTCCTTGATTTTTCAGCAATAAATACATGTTTGAGTTTATTATAAACATCAACAAATCTTTGATCTCATCTATATTTCATAGTTCATAACATCAAAAAATATCTACCAAGATTCTCGGTTTTCTTATATTCATCATATTCCTCCATAGTGAGTTCAACTATAGCATTAAGTATTTCTAATGATTTAGTTAGTTCCTCTTCACTCCATTGTTTTTTATTGAACATCTTTTAATGGTTTATTATGTAAAAGTGTTATCTTATTAGGATTGAAACTTTTTATTTCATCATTCCATCTTTTTTGATTTAGATATGTTTCTGGATGAGGTTGAAATTGTTTATCAGAAAATTGATGAAGTCGATCAGGTAATGTATTTATTATTTTTTCTCTTTCCTCTGGTTTTAGTTTTTCCCATTTTTTCTCACAAGCATTTTTATCTCAAACTTTTCTGTTATATAAATCCCGAAACGAAGTGAAGGGTATATTTATACTTTTCTCTTCTTTTCTTTCCTTTACTTTACTTTCCTTTACTTTTCTTTCCTTTACTTTACTTTCCTTTACTTTACTTGTTATAAGTAACTTATAACTTTCCTGTTCTCATCGGCGTTTTTCCATTGCTTTCACCCCACCTATAGACTGTTTTATCTTTTTGTCATCTTTTAGTGCCATTCTTTTCAATAAACTTGGAGATCGAAAATGTTTATCGTCCTTAACTAGTAATTCTAGTTCAAATAAATAACTTATAAGTAACTTATCGAAATTATATAAGTTACTTATAACTAAGATAGAATCTATGTCCAATTTATATCATGTTGCCTCACTTAAAATCTCTATAATTGCGAAATACTGTCAATATCATTCTCGTCAATGATTTGCTCTTAATTTCATAATTCTTACATCATTTCTTGCATTACAATCATGTGAGAAATAGTTTGTATTATTCTTCATGAAGGTTTTTCATACAAAATAAAAGTGAAGTAGTCTGCCGTCCAAAGCTCACTACCTCACTTCAATTTTGGACGACAATTTAAGAGCTTTGTTTTAATTCATATATTCATTTATTTTTTATTTACAAGAGAATTTTTAATTAGTAAAATATCATAATTTTCTGAGTAGTCTTACGAATTTATCATTTACCCACTTATCTCTCCTCCAGAGTAATATTCATCCCAATAAACATACTGATCTTTGAACAATTCTTTTCTCTATATTAAAATTTATTTTGGTATTCTTTATATTTTTCATATGATTTATAATCTCCTGATCTGTAGATTTTATAGAAATATTAAGATCTTTTAATATATCGTTGGAATAATGACGTACATTGTTTGTTGTTCACATAAATCTGTTTTTATTTTTATAAAAAGCTCCCATGGCGCTAACGATGAGAACTTCTAATTTCTTAGACATCACTAGCTTAATTATTTTTTATTATATTACAATAGATTATTTCTTCTGTATTTTATCATCATAAACAAAAATATGTCATAGGTGGTTTCAGTCATCATCTTTTACTTGTTCCATATGTCATACCCTTTTCTTCTGTGGATCTTTCAGTTCGTAGTATTCTTCAATGAATCTTAATACATAAGCAGCATCCATAGTGCTTCTTCATTCTTTAACTTTCTCTCAGTCCAGCATATTTGCTTCAAAATGTTCTCTTATCTGTCCCATCTCGTATGATTAAATGGTAAAACTATTGTGTTTTTTGTCATAATATTTTTTATTAGATATTTTTATTTTATCTCTATTTTTATTATTCCATTCGGTATGATATTCTTTATTATTACCTCATTTTATATACTCTCTTTTTAATCATAATTCTCGTATACAATATAATCAACAATCAGGACACTTTCTTTGTCTATATCACTTACTAATAAGTTTATCCGCCCATTCACTTCTTGCTACATATCATTCAGGAATACATAATTTTATTTCATTGTGTTGACCACATTTCATCATAGTCTAGATAAATAATATAAAATGCTTTTAGTCTAACTTACATCAACATCAATAACAATATCACATCTTGTTAGTACAATCTTTAGAATGCTTCTCACCATCCTTAGGAACGGTTGGCGATTTGATGTTAGTAAGGTCTGCTAGGAATTGCTCTACATAATTTTCTCATTCCCAATCTGGTAAACAGTTCTCCCATTTCTTATATATTTCATCTATCTTATCGTTGGTCTTTGGGAGATTGGAGAGGTGCATCTTAACTATTAATTTTGCCTCTATTGGCAGTATATACTTGATGCTTATTGGTGCAACTGGCTCAGCTTGTGCATCCAAATCTGCATATATGTCTTTAAGTTTTTTCTCAATCCATTCTCCATCTGCTTCTTTGCTTTCGGTGGTGGCTTCAAGGTGAGAAAGATTATTAGTAATAATTTGTCTTGCTAATTTTTTGTCTTCTTTATTTCTACTGAGCAATCAGTCCATATTAAGTCATTCCATTATTTTCTCTATTAAGTCTTTGTTATTCATCATTTTTTTGGTGAGGAAGTAAAGAAATATAATATAGTAAATCTGACACATAATTTTCTATTTCACTAAACGACATATTGCTAACCTCTGGTGGATTTTCTATTAAGTTTTTCAGACGGTCAAATTCTCTCTTTTTCTGTAATTCCTTTCTATCAAACACATATTTCTCATAACATTTAGAAACCTCTTTGGTGGGGAATAGTATCATAAAATCTCATATAATAAATGTTCAATCATCAAGGAATTTACTTTTTATGGTGCTTCAACATAGCTTATAAAATCATACTATTGCTCTAGCTTTATTATTTCAAGTCCAAATTATATTATCATATTGGTATGGAGATGTTTTACTAAACTGACTTTTTTCTATCCTTAATGGATATGCTTCTTCTGCGTGTCGTACTTTATCGTGTGGGTCATAGGCATAATATTTCTTATTGGACTTAATTATTCACTCAATAAATTTATACCATTCATTTATAGACTTATCTATTGATTGTAGTCTGATTTTGTATTCTTTAGAATATTTATAATCTGGGTTTGGTAGATATTTTTTTCGTCATTTCTCCTCTCTATTCTTTGGTGCTTCCATCTCTAATCTAGTAGCGATTTTAGCCATAGTATCAATATAGTTAATAATAAAAGTTTAGGCAGGGGGCAAGGTACGAGCTTGCTACACCTATGTAATGAACCCACCAAGGAAAATTACATTCCCCCCATATATATCTAGTTAGATAACTAGCTCTCACTTAAGCACCAATGGTAGTGAAAGGAATAGGTAGCGTTTCATAGGGGGGGATTAAATAAATAAATCAACTCATTTTTCTATTTTAAATTTATTCTTAGATAGGTATTGAGCTTGTGTAAACAAACTCTCCATAATATATGCCCTAGACTCATCATCTAATCATCTATCATCTGTTTCTTTATCTGCTAGGTGAGTAAGTTCGTGGACTAAACATCAAGAGTCATAATCTCTTATTCGTATTATATCGCTATGGTTATCTTTAACAAAAAATCAATGGTTTCAATAATAAGGGTCAATATAGTCTAATTTCATATCTTTCCAAAACTGTTTCCATATCTTCTCCTTTGGATTTCCTATAAATAATTGTAAACATAATCTAAAGGTATGGGCTAAAAGACGATATTCAGTAAATCATTCCTTGTGTTTAATTATCCTTAATTTATGTTCTTTTTTCATCTATTCCCTTAGTAATATAAAAGCTATTTCTTTCAAAACAGATCTTTTATTAAATCATTTTTAGCTGATTTATATCATACTATTAATCATCATATAAATCAGATCATAACCGAAAATAATATTAAGAATATGATCATTATAATTTTATAAAGAATAAATATATCTTTAGTATAATTAACAAAACTATTATTATATATATTAATATCCATCATAATATTCTTCTCATTATTCTTTCATATATTTAAAATTTATATATTTATTCGTCTTTTTTTATGTACTATTTGTCCGACAGTCGTTCTTGGTATTCAGTACATTTTTGCAATTATTTGAATACTTAATCATCCCATAAATAATTCTCTAAATCTTAATACCTCTTTTGTTTTAAGATATGAATTACTCTCTTCTCATGATCAGTTATTAATTCACATCCTTGCTCTTCACTTATTTATCATATCTCTCACATTATCTTTATAGGATCAAATAAATAAATTATCTATCCTATTATCGTGTCTAACATCATTTTTATGTAATATACAGTTCTTTCAATCATATACTAATGGTATTCCTAAAAATACACTTCATATTATACGATGAACCTTAAAATGATCTCTCCTTAATCTAACCATCATGTATCAATCTTTACGCTTTGTAGGTATTATTCTACATCATTTTATAAATTGTTGTTTATATCTCTTATGAGTAACATATCTATCTAATCCTCTGATATTACCTAAACTACTTGCTTGATATAATCATTTATATCATGGTATATCTTTCCAAATTTCCATCTCTATAATTTACTTAATAAAATATCCTTTTCTTATTCATGTTGGACATTGATCTCGATTATCTAAAGCATCATCTCATATTCCACACCACATATCTATTCTATTCCCATGTATAGATCATCATATATCATTACAAGTAACTTCTCATATTCATTCTAAAAATAATTTTTTTCATAAATATTGTGAATCACATGCTACCGATATATATTTATCTCATGTAGTCAATAAATGTCAATTAGCAGTATACATACAATCTCAATTTCAACAATTCATCATTTTATCTACTGAATATGTCTTATTTTGATAATAATGTTTTTGTCATAAAACTACACTATAGTATCTAGATAAACTAAATATTCAATTTATAGTAGTTTTAGCTCTTACTATTGGAGCTTTAGGAAAGAATTTACTTGTTCTATTGCTCATGTAGGAATATCAACCACTCATGAATCTATTTGTTTTGTTTGTTCACAAACTATCAATCAACATATCTTTTGGATCTGATTTTGTACTCATAATAATTGTTTATCTAAATCAGCTTTCATTCAACTTAATTCAGCGATAGTCATTTCATCTATTGTTTTTTTTGGTTGAAATTGAGAATATACATTTATTCATCATCGAACCACTATAAAAATAATTATTAATGTACGTGTCAATCTAAGAAACTGTTTCATGTTTTTCTTTTTTAATATGAGTAAAAACATCATCCATATTTTTTCTATATCTATTACCACGTTCAAGATTTATCTCTTCTTGACTCATTTTTAATACTCTATCTATATTTCATCTATAATGATCTTTAGGATCATTATATGGAACTTCTCTTTTATTTTTTAATAATTGTTTTCATTTTAATCTATCATACCCATTAATCATATCCAAAATATTACCTTTTCATATTTTAAATCTTTTTTCTATTCTTTCTAATGTACTTTTATCTATTGATGGTTTACCTAGATCTATTTTATGATCATGAGGAAACATTGGTTGTGGAGTAATCCATACCGGTTTTTTTGTTTCTTTGTTTTCTGGTAATAATCATAGTCGTTGAAGAAATTTCATGGTGTTTACATAAAAGGTTAAAATATTGTTTTTGCTTTAGTTGCTTCGTCTTGATATTTTTCTTTCTGATCTTGTGATGTTCTCATAAATTCATAGATAGAAACTTTTTTTCTCGGTTTATGTGTTATCCATGCTTCATGATCATCGGGTAATGTTTTTCATCACATCATTCATGCAGGAGTAGTTAATAATGATAGTCAATTATACCAAAAATTTCATTTTGTTGTAGGATACCGTTTGTTTCATTGTTTTTGTATTATTCAGAAATATTGTAGGTTTTGGAAATTACTATATTGTGCATTTTTTAATCATATATCTCATTTTTTTAATCAATTTCATCAATTATCATAAGATTTTCTCATAAAATTCTGAAAAGCATCTACCATTACATCTGATAGATTTATCGTATAGGCTGTTATTATATGTCAACAACAGGTACATGTTTTATGATATTTCATTCCAGCGCCATTAGTGATAAAACAATCTATATATATTTTTATCAATCCCATTGTCAAGGGAAAGTAAAAGATTTTTTATCTTAGTTAGTAAGCCATTTTATAAACAATTTATAATTGAACTTTATTAATTCATTATAAAGTTCTTTATACATTTTTTGAGAAATTATTTTTTTTCTTAATGGATTGAATAATTTATCATTGAATCATAAAAATATTAATAACCATCTAACACAAAAAAACCCAGCAAGTTTTGGATAATCCTCTCTAAGTTTGGTTAAAATTACTGCTGCCCTCTCTAATGATTTATCGTAGTAACAAATTTCCATGATATTGTATAAAAATATAAAACGGTATTAATATATTGTTTTATATCCTAAATTCAAGGGAAAATTAGTCTAATTCTTTTTCATCTTTAGGTAATCCATACATTTCTCTTTCCAATAGAGATTTTAAGTCAGTAAGTTTTTCCCAAAATGGTCCTATAATCTGTGCAATAGTATTATTTGCTTGATCTAAACAATCACCAAAATATTCTTCTGTTTCCTCTATATCTGTATATATTTCATTAAACATCTTTTGTCGATCCTCAGACTGTAGATCCCCAATATTTGTTTCATCATATGCTTCATATGCTGTTGGAATCATTCATTTCTCTAGTTTCATTATTATATTTTCACCAAAAGCATCAAGAATATCTTGAAGTGAGGTATATACTTCACCTAATGCAGCATGAAGTGTTTTACATCTAAACATATTTACTGTACGTATATGAGCTGTATGAGCTTTATCTTGTAAACATAATAAATCACAATACATTTGTTTTGAGTCCATTTGAATTAATAACAAATAAAATAGTTTTTTAGATCAGCTTCTCGATGTCCGTTATTCCTGATCCATTATCCTTGTTAGGATCCTTTCTCCCTCTTCTGTGCGAACCCAAGGAATTTATTTATACCCATATTTTCTAAATTCGGTATTTATATCACCTAGTAATTTTTGTTCCCAAGATAATTTACTTTTGTTATATCTTGATGAATTTTTGATCATCACTGATACAATAGAGCTTCAGTCGCACTGAGTATGGCAGGATTCTCATTTCACTCCAATCATACCGCACATTCAAGCCACATATTGCACGTAAGCGTAATCTCATTTCCAAGTTGGTTGTCAATTTTTATTCAAAAATACTCGATCTATAGCTTTACCTTGTTCGTGTTTTGATGTTCATGGTTTAGCTACTGGTCATTTTCATTTTAATTGAGAATATAACCAGGCTTGTCTTGGTCTAGATCTGTATGTTTCAAAAGGAACTAATCATGGATATTTTTTATTCACGATAGTTTTCAAAACCTTAGCTTTAATTCTACATTCTCATACTAATTTATCTAATGAATTTTCTATCATGATTATTTGTTATCAAGTAAAGCCTCTGCTTCTTTCCGTTTACCATTTAATAATAAGTCTACTAGCATTTTACATCTACTGTCTTTCTCACATTTACATTTTTTAGTGATGTCATCTTTACTCATGAATCATCCTTCTGTAAGAAGATCTGAACGGTTGCAAATTGAAGGATTGCAGTTAGTCTCATTCTGTGTTTTCATTTTAGTTGCTGTAAGAAGTTAAAACATTTTCATTTATTTCCTCTCTTAATGACTCTTCTAGCATCTCACTAGATTGTCTCATAAGCGTTCTACCAGCCTCTTCTGTGATAGTTATAAACAATCGTCTAGTTATTTTCAACTGTAAATCATAAACTAACTTATTGAACTTCTCAGCCCCAATAATACCTATATATTTCTGTGTCTCTCGTATAACTACTGGTACTTGTTGCATTAATATGCTCTTTTTGATGTAGATAAAACTACTTCTAAAGATTTTCATGCTTTAATTCTTCTTAATATTGTAGATTCAGATTTTCATATTTTTTTAGATCGTTGTCATAAATTTAAAGTTATTCATTCAAATGTAATCATGTGACATTTCCTATAGTGTTGCATATTTTCTAAATGTGTAACTCGTTTACAATTTTCTTTACAATAATTACCATCATTATCTATACGATCTAATTCTAGTCATTCTTTATAACTAGATCACATATCTTTATAAAATCATAAAAAGGTTTCTCGTTTAGTACTGTATATTATTCATCTTCATCAATAATGTTTATAAATTGGTGTTTTAATATTATTACATCTATTTTTCATTCATGACCAGATTTTTCTTATTCTAGTATTATTCATTCAGTGTATATATTGTTTATCTGCCATAAGTTTTTTCTTTATACATCAACAACTTTTTGTTTTACCAACCCTCATTGATGATAATCTTATAAATTTTTCTTTTCCACAAATACATTTACAATATACCATTCTATCAGAATTTTTTCATATAATATATCAATTATCTATTATAGTTATTCTTCAATAAATTCTTCATTTAAAATCTTTCATATTTATATACTATATAATAAAACTATAATAGTATATTGATTTTATTTATAATTTCAAGAACTTCATATCTATTTCACTTCCTCATTTTTCATCTATAGTTACTTCTATTATCCATCATCATATTGTATTATCTAAATTAAATCTTTTAGATAACAAATTTTCTTTAAGAAAAGCTCATGGAAGAAAAGAATGTATTTTACGATAAAACAAATATATTGCCGTATGTCGATGTCAAGAAGCAAATACATTAGGTTGATTTTTAGGATCTATATTTTCTAAAAGTTTTTGTATTTTATAAGATTTTGCATAACTCATACTACCTCCTCAATGATGAATACCCACATCTACTCCATTAAGTTTTATTCTTGCATCATAAAATCATAAATTAATTAGATCTTTTCTTAGCAAACTTATTGCTCTAGTTATATCTCCTCAAGTTTTCCTTAAAAAAGCCTCATCATGGTTTCATCAAATCAGATAAGTATTTAATCATACATTTGGATAGTTATTTACTATATCATCAAGTTGAGCATCAAATCATATTTTATCTTGTTCATATGCTTGACCAGTATAAACAGAATCTCAGTCAACTAAATCTCAAGCATGTAAAAAACATTCAACTCATTTATCTTTAGCTTTATCATAAAACTCTCATAATTCATCTTTAGCTGCCATTTTATTTCAAAAATGTGTATCACTTATTAATCAAAATTTTAGATGTCATGGTTCTCAAATATTATCTATTATTTGTTTTTTAGTATCCATATGGCTGTGATATAGTATCTCTTCTATCTGTTTGGCTGACAAGTTCTTTACCAATCACAACTTCTTTACCTCCTCTTTACTGATACTACTCTCAATAGCCTTTTTTACCATAATTCTAATGAATTATAAAGTAAAACTTCTGACTTTACAAAAAGAACCAACAACCAACGAAATTACTATTACGAATAATAGTATCTTCCATCGTGTAGGATATTGTGTTTCTTTCCATCAGTCCATACTAATTACTTAGTAAGTAAATCACCTTCTTGATTAGTAAATAAGTTCTTTAGAAGATATGCTAGTCATGCTCATAAAGCGGCCATACCCATAGCTTTTCGATCAGCTATTGTAGGGAACGCTCCTGTTTGAATAATAGCATATAGCCCACCAAGAATAGCAGTAAGACTAGCTACTATCACACCTTTCAATAGATCTTTGATGTTTAGTGTTAAAAATTTACTCATGGTTATATATAAAGAATAAAAATACTAATCTTTGATCTCGTGTTTTTCATTTAATACTGCTAGCTGTTTTTCGTGCTTCATCACAAGCGGGGTGATAGTTTTATCTAAGCTCTGTTGTATCGCTACCTGGTTTAAAAGTATCAACTCAACTTTATTGTTAAGTGTATACCATACTCACATACAGGTAGCCATACCTATAACTATAGTTGCTACTGTTCATACAGATAACGTGATTTTCTTTGAGGTGATCTCGTTCATACCAGATAAAAATTATATAATAAAACTATTTAATATATTCAGTTCTTGAACCATTAGTATCTCTTTGGTAGTGGAATCCAAACTGAGATAAACACATATCACCACCATAGGTATCAGCGGTCAATGCTGAGTTTCTATATATTCTGAATGAGATAGTGTCGCCTAGTGCTAGTCCTGTTGCAGAGAAATCTCCATCAATATCGTCTACTCTTCTACCTCGTGCTGTTATGTTGCTATATGTTCAAGATATAGTTACTGTCGATGAATACGTCTGGTTAGCTTTGATTATGGTGTAATCTAGCCATCGGACACCTGTTGTATTGGCTGTTGTTGTTCACATCCAATGAATATGTGGTGATAATATAGCTCCTGTACCCGTATACATATCGTGAGGTATCTCTACATTTCCATACATCATTCTTGTGCTACCACCACCTGCTCAATCAAAACATCTAGTTTTGATGTTTGAGCCTGAGATATTAGTTAGTGTAGGTTTTTCACCTGCCGTATCGGTATCTCGCATTTGTAGATTTTGGATATCGTCTCGTGCCAATCAAGATCCATATCTTCGTTCGAATCCGTTTGCATCGAATTTAGTGTAGTTACCTAAAGCATAATTCCCAAACTGAGCTGTACCATCTACATGCAATAATGATTGCGGTCAAGTAGTTCATATTCATACATATCCATTATCCAATATAGTCATAACATTATGTTCAGAATTTGTTGACGTACCGTTACCGATCTCAAAAATACTATTTGGTAGCCCTACGTTAAGTTTTCATATAGCGATAGAATATGATGCTGCTGATTTAGTAAAATATCATATAGATGTAGATTGGTTACCGTATGCCATAGCACCCAAACCTAAAGCCATTGATTCTAATCCTGTCGCAATAGATGTTTTACCTATAGAAATTGATTGCGCACCAAAAGCATATCATCCTCATATAGCCAAACTAGAATACCCACTTGCTATTGTTGGTTCTGCTCAAACTCAAGGTATTATCTCTTGTGTACTTCATAATGCTATAGAATATTCATTAGTAGCATACGCATAATTTCCTATAGCTATTCATCATGTTTTACTATTTCAATTATAATATCAAAGATTTATTCATACATATCACATATTTTTATTTTGTATTGTTCCACCACTATAAAATACTAATAACGCTCAACCAGTAATATATGTATTACCTGCTGAGTCCATAACTGTATATCCAGTAGTGACGTTGATATTTCCTGAAACGGTTAGTGCTTGTGTTGGTGTTGATGTATTAATACCCATCTTATTTGTACTTAATACTGTTATGAAATTAGATAGGTGTGTATTATCTGCACCGTTTCATAGTTCAAAAATAGTATTGTTAAGATGTAGATTATTTTTTCATATCGCTACTGGATTATAAGCATTAGATGAGTGGGTATATAGATTATTACCCATAACCATTGAATTTGGTGCTTCAACATTATTTCGGTTTCAAAGATTTATAGAATTAGAGGCTGGAGTTTTATTATCTCCTCACAAACTATATGATGACATACCTTCTACTGTACTGTTATTACCCACGCAAAAAGCGAAATAACCTGGTGTACTACAGTTTCACATCGCTATGGATTGTATCCCAGTAGCTATACCATTTAGAAGTGCAATAGAATTATTTTCTGCTCTAGCTGCATCACCAATTGCCATCGCTCAGAAACCTGATGCTTTCGCTGATCTACCTACTTGGAAACCTGTAACATTAGCATAGAGAATACTACCTCCTGATAGATGTCGGTATTCTGTACCTGTCTGGTATCAACTCAACGCTCAACCCGTAATAAATTGTGATAATGATCAATCGACAAGTTGTCCATATGATATAATTTTTCCTCCTGAATTTATATCCATAATCTTAGTACCTGTATTTGTTCCATTATCTGTAACCTTTAATCATTGTACGATTATCTCTGATGGAGTAACCGATTTATATACCGCAAAAGATGTAGCAACAAAAGCTATCCCTGCAATAAATATTCATAATGATTTAAGAAACTTTTTCATCGTATATATATTAGTGATAAAATTATGGTGTTGCTGTAACTATTTGTACCCGATCAGTATTATTTACTCAAAATGATTTATATCGTTGATCCTGTATTCATGGTCATGTTACGAGAAATTCTTGTCCTACAAAATCTGGTTCGATCATCCCTGTAGGATCAGCGGTTCAAGTCTTATATAGTTTTTTTCTTCCCAGCGAAGTATGTATTGTTATAGGATTAGCCATTATTATTCTATACGATATAAAATTACATTCCAACACTAAAGTATCTCTCATTTTGAACAACAACATCTTTGATTTCTAATGTATCAGTTCATGATATTACATTATTTTGAAACTCTATATGTGGTTGATATTTTGATGAATTATCTATAATTGCATCAGCTGATGAATAATCTATTGGACAAAATACGCCATTTATTACAACATATATATGTCACATAAATATAACTAATTCAATTGTTTTTACTCCTGTAATAAATTGTCCTAGAGCTAATCTTACGTTATTTATACCGTTTGATACATCTAAATTAATAATTCACATATCTATGTTATGCATATATGATAAGAATATATGAGAGTTTCATGCCTCTATACCAAAATTATAGTCTGATTGTGATAATGCCATTGGATTACCCAACGCTCAACCAAGATTAAATTTTAGATATGTAAATCTTCTTACATCTATTCTAGATACATTATCTCGATCATAAACTACCTTTCATTCAGTAGTTACTTTCAAACAATCATAATTTATATTCATCATATCGGTATCACCCCATTCCTCTATAGTTGTTAATGGTAATGTATCAACACTCTTTGCTCGTTCTTTATTCCATGAGTTCTGCATATAATCTATTGTTGTCATAAACCCAAAATTAGGTCTTCGTTCCCATATAGCATGTCCAGTTGTCATATCAGTAACTTGATATAATTGATGAGTAATAACATTGATCCATTGATCTCATAAATGAAATGTTATTCATAATCATGCACTATCTACACTATCGTTTAAGAAAGTGGGGTTACTTGATGATGTATATGGTATTGTACTACCTCATCATACAGAGAAAAATGGATTTATTTGTGTACCTTGTCATTGAATAGTTGTACCATCTACTATAACGGTATGTGCTATCCATTGTCCACCAAAATTAACTACTGGTTCTCCATTTACTCGCATAGAACTATCTCCTCGTGTTTCTAAGATACCTCCTGCACGAACTGTTGGTGGTTGTAAGAATACAGTTCCTCTAGCTTGTATAAGCACTCATTGTTTTATCTCCATTCAGTCAGTTATATTACCTCTATATATATCGTATGTTTGTGGCATCATATCATCTCGGATGATAGATCTTGTTTGTATTATACAGTCATATATCTTTGAGCTGTGTAGAGTAACCCCCATTCATCAATTTAATGTTCAACCTATTATAGTAGCACTAGGTAATACTACTGCTCATAATCATCAAGAGGTATCAACATTTTTTAACGACATACCTCAATATCATGTAAAATCTCATCCAAGTATTTTTCATCATTCCATCTCTATTTGGTTAGCTCCTACTGAAGCTGTTGCTCATAATACTCGACAATTTATCACACTTAATGAAATAGTATCTTGTACTCATAATGTATTCTTATTTTCTGTTAAAGTTATGGGATATCCAGCATAATCTAAAGTTATCTGTATAGGAGAAAAATATATCATATCACCATTAACTATTGTTTGGCTATATCAATAATCTCTACCATCAGCTATTCATAAATTATGTAACATATCAGTAATAGCATATTTTGTGTTATTGTTATCATCACCTACTGATATATGTAAACTCTCTTGTATATTTATTCATTGTGCATTGAGCGTAAAATATCATGATGTAGGCATTGTATTGAAAGTTATCTCGAATATTTGTGTTTGTCCAATGATTATAACTCATTTTATTCATGCATCCATATCTATGTTTGCTACACTAGCAAGTGTATATGTTCATGGAAATCCATATAATCAAACAATAAATGGATCTATATCTGTTCCTGTACCAGTTACTACAACATCAGGGAAATGAGAATTAATAACATTTTGTATAGATGTTGCTGTATCATTTCGGTTAAAAATGTATGTTTCTGCACCTATAAACATATTATATCAACCAGTTGTAGGGACATTGGTAAAGTAATATTCTAATATGCTTACCTTATATGGTTGTATCTCTGTTATTATTACACTTTCTGGTAATGCTGGAAGCAAAGAATTATCTAAAGCTATATCCATAATAGCTGTATCTTCTATAATATTTGATTTCTGTTTACCATTAGATTTACAATTATATGGTCCATTAAGAAACGAAACTAACGGTCATGATCATTTCAGTACATTAAATTCTGATATAGAATCAGTCAATGTTTGTGGTCATGAAAATCTTGTTACAAATCTATTGAACACCGATGTTGGTTGTGTCTGTACGTAAGAATCAGCATTAGCTATACTTTGGTATTGCTTACCTACTATCTCTGTTTCGTTATTATTAATAACAAGCTCGTTAGTTACTGATACTCCAGCTCCAGTTAAGTTAGTTAGCTCATCGATAGCTCCTTGAACATTTACTGCTGTAAGTAATCCTGTTATTGCATTATTGAAATAAGTGCTGTCTGACGCATCTATTAAGACATCAGATATCTGACCATCGAAATTTAGAGCTTGGACAGGAGCTACTGTACTAGCATCTCTAACTATTTCAAGCAAAGAATTAAGTGTAGACCCAATAGAGTAGACACAAGGAGTATCCATTAGTGCTCTTTGATACATCCTTATTTGAATATTTACACCATCTTCAACTCTTATAGGACAAGAAAAATAACTTGCTCTTAATAAATCAAAAGAAGTATTGCCATTAGCTACATGAATACCAGGAATATTTTGGTCGTGAGGAATTATACTACAGTTTTCTCCAACATAAACAGGAGTTTGTCTTGCTGTATAATAATAATCAGAAGTATTCCATATCATAAACAAAACATTCATAAATAATACAGGATGCTTGTCGAGAAATACTTTATCATTAACTTGAACTTGAGTTATTCCATCCTGACCAACCAAGAATAATTTATCACAATTACTATAAGTTGTTCCAGTTCCTCCTAAATCATCAAATTGATGTCCACTCCCTTTTAACATAACCCATACTGGATTAGTTAAAGCTGTAATATTATTTGCTGCTTCAAATGTTGAATAAGGAACAGTTGAATCCCAGACTAGGACTCCAGCTGCTGCACCTCATTGAGATTTAACTACGAGATCACCGTCAGCTGTACCAGCCTCATACCGATACTCTACTCCTGCGATGTTTACAGTAAGTCATATATGTCTATATGGTACCGGGATCCCAGCATTCGCTGTAGCGACATCAGCCCAGGGTGCTAGGTTGTCGAAATATTTATCATCCAATGGTTTTGGTGAATGGTTTGAGATTGAGTCGTTTACTATTATTGCCATCTATGTTTATATGAAAATATAAATTAATTTAATAGTTGCATAGGTACTACTATTCATGATTGTCGATTAGAAACATATATTTTATAATCCTCATTACTCCAAAATAAATTAGGAGAATCTATATTTACAATATTTTCTGAATCAAAAAGATTAGCTCCTCATCCAATAAATCCATTATTAAGAACATCTACAAACCATTTTGTTTTACTAGTTGATGTATTAGGGATAGCAAACCATAACCAATCTGTTGGTCAAGAATTGAAAGAAAGTATAATTGTTCCATTACTAGGAATAACCATTTTAGATCATGAATCTATTAGTATCTGATCTTTTGTTGGTTTTGATCATCACGATACCACTCAATAAAATACAGGTAATATTGCAGTTATTGTTTTTGTATCTGTTGCAACATCATTATTAGAATTTGTAACTTCTAGTTCAAATGATGTAGTATCTAAAATTGATGCCATTTCTAAAAATGTTGGTGCTGTTATATCTGCAAGTTGCATATCAATAATACTGGATCATCTTTTAAATACATTAGACATTATTGGATATGTAGGATTTAATGATCTCACTGTAGCTCCAGTTAATGTTAATGGTGATTGATCAACTCATTTTTCAAAAACAGCACTAGGATTTAGTGTTAAGTGTGTTATCATTGGATGAAATGGTGGTGAGGTATGAAAACCTCATTGATTTGTAACTACTATTTGTCCAAACATAATATATTTTGCTATCTGATAAAATGTATTATTGAATAATATAAGAATATTGTTTTCCTGAAACACCTCTTATAAATATATCAAATGCTCCATTTCTAGATGTATCTATATTTAGACTACATCCTGGAAGTACAACATATTCTTCATCTGCATTTACAGCTCAATTCCAAAAAGAAATATAGAGATATTCAGCATCATCAATATTAGTTATTGCTATAGCTTTACTGAAATTAGATGCAGCAATATAACTCTTTCTAATGGTAATTTGGTCAGTATCAGAACTTAATGTTCTAGTAGAACCCAATGGAAGTCTATCAACATCATAGATTGTCATAATATAATATTTAAGATATAAATTATTTTTTTTGATTATAATGATTTTTTAAAAAAAACAAGCCAAACGATTCAATTTTAGCTTGTTTTTATATTTATATGATATAGTAGATAAATAATCTATATCATTATTTATTAATTTTGCCAAGTGTTTTTATAAAAACTAACAATTACTATAAACAATTACACCACATATTCATATCACCATGGATCATACCAGTATCGAATATAATATATGAAATTTCTTAATTTCTCGTCAAAATCATAATATAAGTGCATGTCATAGGAAAAATGTTATCCATAATATCCCTAAACATCCCATAAATACTGATACTATTTTTTCTATCATTTCTTAGGTTTTATTTTAGATAAATCAACCTTCTTTATTTTTTGTATTTTGTTTGGTTTAATATCTGAAAGTGTAGATTTTTTGGGTTTTATTTCTCATGTAAATATATCTTTAGTATATTCATTTGTTTGTAATCATCAAGTCGGATTTTTTAAATCATAATGTTTACTTGTCATGGTTGGTTGACCAAACCACCGATAATATAATTTTCCTATTAATGGTACACTTTGTATTGTTTCTAATGCCTTTAATTTCTCCCACTCATCTAGATTCTTATTAGTAAATATCATGATCATATCTCTATATATCTGATCAATAGTAGATGTTGGCATAGATATTACAGACTGAATAGCACTTCATATACCAGCATTATTAGCCTGGTAAATACTATACTTACTTAGTCATGATAATTTCAATAAATTATCAATCAATCTTCATCCAAGATCTGTTGGTTGATCATTAATAAGATTTAATATATTTGATGATTTTCTCATCATAATAAGATCTTTAACTTCGTCTATTGTTGCACCTAGAATAAATAATGATCCCGCTAAAGTGAGTAGATTTTTAGCTCATTGAATACCTCATTTTACTGCTTCTTTTTGTTTCTTTTTTCATTCATCTTCTCAAATTCTTCATGTTTTCATATCTCTTTCATATTCTTTTCGTTTCCTGAAATTATCTTTCATAACATCTATACCCTCTCTTCTTAGAGATTCTATCTGTTTTAATGAAAATGATTTTAATACATATAATAACCTAGTATTTCATGCTTTTAGATATCCATATGGCATCTCTGATTGTGTTATCGGTTGATAATCAGCAACCTTATTAAATAATAAGAATTTACCATCTTCTGTAAGTTTTCATTCTTTTAAATCAGCAATAATCTGATTTACACGTTTCTCATTATTTCCAAACATCTCCATGAGATCGGTTCTTAATTTAGGATTATCTGTTTTAGCTTGTGTTTTAATTTTATTGAAATAAGAGTTTACCATAGTTTGTTTACCTAATCTATCCATAGCTTTAAATCATGTTACAGTGAATATTTTTTCTAATGTTTTTTGCATTACTGTTTGATCAGAAAATTCGTTAGATATAGCTTCTATACCTAAATCTCTAGTCATATCTACTCATCATTTTTTTAATATATTTCAGAATCCACTTTCATATATAGATGTTGCTAGATCTTGAATTTGTGATAATGTAGATATTGGCGATCACATTGTTGTTCATGATATAAATCATCTCAATGCTGATACAAATTTCGATGTTATTGCAGGACTGAACCTAACCTTTAATAATTTAGTAAGTTCTTCTTCATCTTTTGGTTTGAGTTGTTTATTTTCTAACATCTCAGCAACAAAAGTACCAATAGCTTTATCAGCTTCTTCATTCCCGAATAATCTTTTGAGTTCTATAGCTCTAGTCATACCAGAAATATAATTTAGATATCAATCTACAGGATCAGCATAAAACTGATTGAGTTCTGATGTTATAACATCAATAGTTCTCTCTTTGAGATTCTTCATGTTTATTCTTATACCATCAACTGAATATCCAGATAATAATTTATTAGCAACATCAGCTTTCTCTTCTAGAGTCAAATCTCTTCACATAAATTTACTTCTTTCTTTAATAGCATCAGATACATATCATCGAGCATCTGTTCATCTTAATTTATCTAATAATCATTTAGCGTTCTCTACAACACGAGGGAAATAATCTTTACGATATTCTACTTCTATACCATGTTCCAATGCTTTATCATGTAAAGCATCCAAAACACCTCTAGGTACCTCTATTCATAATTCACTTAATTTTTTGATATCTCAATTTTTTAATGCAAGATCAGCTTCATTGAATTTTTCTGGATCTTTTCTTAATTCTTTCATTTTATCTAGAAATGGTCTAGATTCATCAATAAGTTTTTTTGTCCCATACATCTCAGCAAAATCAAATTCACGAACTCTAGTTTTTATAGCTCTAGATATCCTTCATAATCTATAAGAGATTGGTTCTAAAGCATCAGAAACAAATTCTGTTACACTATGTCGAGTGCCTTGTTTCTTCTTTCATGTAACTTTATTTTTTTCGTAAAAATCTTTAGATAATTCTTTTCATTTTTCATCTACTTTATCTAATGCTTTCATGGCACTATTATATGCTTTCATTTCTTCTACATCTTTTCATTTATTTCTAGCTCTGATCATTTTCTTTACTTCCCTTTGTACTGCATCATTTTTTTCTTCATGAGTAGCATAATCTTCTTTACCATAATATTTTTCCATCTGTTCTTTCATTTTCTTATTTAGTTCAGATTTAGTCATATTTATTGTTTCATATGATCTACTAGCAAAATCATCATATTTATCATATGCTTCATTAGTATCTAATCAATATTCTTCTCATATTTCCTCGATAAGTGATTCTTTATCTTTTTCTCGTTGCCTCATCTGTTGATCTTTATATTCTTTCCCAACTTTTTTGTTTCAAACCTTTCATATCCTTTGTTCTTTTGCTTCGATTTTCGCTACTCTCTTGATAAAATCAAAAGATATTGGATCATAAGCCATCATATTCGATTGGTATTTTTGTATTCCCTCTCATTTCTCTACCGGACTCCATTCTTTATTTTTGTTCAAAATATCATCATAGAATTTATCTATAACGGATTTATCTTTGAAAACTGATTTTATTTTTGTCCATAGATCTTTGAAGAATTGTAATAATTTTGATGATTTTGTAGGTATCTTACCCTTAACATACCTCTCAAAGTTTCTTGCTGCCCATTCTTCTTGTTTCGTTGAATCCGTCAATCATGTAGTCTTTTGGACTTCTTTTAGGATCTCTGAGACTTCTGCTTTGGTTTTGAAGAGATCTAGTGTTGCATGATATATCTCATGATCCATAGTAAATTCTTTAGGATTGTTTGCGAGTTGTATTAATCTATCTTTATATGATCAGAAAGCCTCAGTCCCCTTTGGAGTAAATATTTTTTCTACAGTTTCAACTGATAGATGCTTCATGATTGTTGGATATCTCTCTTGTGCGGTCTTTATAGCTTCATCAGAAGTGATAGTCTTTGATATTGATTTTTCTTGGAATTTTTGTTCTAATAAACTAGGTTCTATTTGTAAAAATGGTTGTTTCCCGGAAGGTTTCTTAGTAAGTGGAGATTCTCATTTAATACGAGCTACTACATCGGGAGTAAGGCGGATTGATTGTTGTACTAATCCTACTCATCCTCTTTCATAGATACGGAAGATTCAGTTTTGTATTGGCTCTATCGTAAAAGTTTTATTTGGTAGTTTTTTTTGTAATTCCTTGACCGCCTCTTCTGCTTTTTCCCTAGATATAACATCCCTAACTACTTCCTTTTCTTGTTGTACTCATAAATCAATCTTCTCTGGTTTTTTACCAGTAAGATTTTCTACAATCTTTGCAACTTGTTTATCGTATAGGTTGTATGCTCGTTCGCCTCAAATTTTCAATCATTCTCCTGCCAGATCTCATTCTTTTTCTTTTAGAATTTGCTCTGCGATTCATTTTCCTATAACATCTCACAATGATTTTCATTGTAATTCTCACTTATTTGATTTCAATACATTACCATCTGGAGCCACTTGGAGTTCTATATCACTTCATCACTTTACATAAACTTTTATTTGCTTAAATGGAGATTCCGCCGATGTAACATCAAATCGAGTAATTTTGTCTAATTGTTTCTCTAATGAATATCTATTTGCTGTCTGTTCTCCATTGATCCATGAAAAATATTCTGATCAGTTGGCTACTGCTTCTTGCAATGCTCTTTTTACTGCCATTTCTTGTCGATTGGCGAGGAGTGGATGGGAATCAGTAGGTTTTATTGCCAACATTCAACTTTTTATTCAATTTATTTGGTCTGCTAATTGTGTTAATTTGAAATTGATAGATTGCCATTTATCTGACAATCATTCTTTATTAATGGTTTCATTATCTGAAGATTCTATTTTTTTCATAAGGGTAGCCTTTTCTATCTCTAGATCATCTTTTGATTGTTGTTTCCATTCTAATTCCTTCTTTAGAGAATCATATTGTTCTTTATCTCATGCCGTCTTTCTCGCTTCCCTCGCTCGATCACTTTGTAATTCCTCCATGAAAGTTACCTTTTTTCAGTTGTAAGTTCTTTCGTTTAGACGGAGATGGGCGAGAACGTTGGGTTCTGATCGATGAGAGGATTTAAAATTAGTATCAAACCTTTCTACTTTTTTTCCCTTTAGTTCATTATATCTTTCTTCATCTTTTTTTGGAAAATCTATTTCATTATTCATTCTTCTTGCTAATGTTTCCATTTCTTCAAGCTCTTTATCCGATATTTTATTATTCTCTGGAGCTTTTATCAATACCTCTTTGTAGTTCTCTCATCATGGAAGAGTATATTGTGAGTATTTAGTATTATCTGTTGATTTGTTTCTAACCACCTCATCTACTAACTTCTTTTCATCTATAGTTAGTTCATCATATTTCTTTCCTTGATTTAGTTTCTGTGCATATTCATCTTTATTTAATTTACTACCTAATATAGTTTCCTCAGTTCCTTTTAATTCCGGAGCGAATTCCTTTGCTTCTCATGACACAGATTGATTCTTAATATTTTGGTACTGGTTTTTTGATACAATATATGTTTCTCCATCCTGAAGAAGGATTTTATTTCCTTTGAGTTCGTAAGGTGTCAATGCTTCTCCTGCATCTATTATAGATTTATTTCAATGAATATCTGTAACCGGTATATCTTTTTTTAATTGAATATCAGGAAATTGTGACATTATATCGTTTGGACTCATTCATTTTGATTTACGAAGATATTCTGTAGCTTTTTGTGTTTCCTCGTCTGTCATCTCCTGAAATTTATTACTCTTTAATTCATTTGGTGTAACTACTGCATGATAACTTCATCAATCATTAGGTAAAAATTCTACCTCATAATTATTTATTCAGAATCTAGCATCAGCTTTTTTAATGATAGATTTTTTAGATCAATTTATTTCTATAGAGTTATCATTTTCTTGATACATTGCATCTTTTTCGATGACTGGTGATTCTTCATGAGTTATTTCTGGTACTTTGATAGCCGGAGCAGTAGGTACTGAGGCTTTAGCGTTATCGAAATGAGATAATGGTTTGATCTCGGTAGTAGTTGTAGCTTTTTGTGACTTAGGTTTGATATTTTCTCGCATCTCTTTGATTTTTTCCCACATTCATGGATCCTTATTCATGGCAGTGATAGTATCTCTCATTCATGCTTCAGTAATTTTCTTGAAAGCTCAGTTCAGATTTTGCTCTTGTAATTTCACTTGTGGATCCTTTCAGGTAGGATCCTTAGCACGAATATCTTTCATCTGTCTGAGGTAGGCATCCTTAATAGTTTCTCCTTCAAGAGGCTTTAGCGTTTTAATGGCATCGTTTAGCTCAGTTTTTACTACTCATTTCGCCTCAATATTTCATTTCAGCTTTACTACTTCTGATGTTGTCTTATGAAGAATACCAAAAGTAATCAATCATCTAGCGAATCATAAGATTTCACCTTTTGTTTGATCATCCATATCTTTCCATATAGGAACATTTTTAGTATTGTTCATGATCCAATCATTTCATTTATTCATAACGAAGTCTAGGGCTTGTTTGGTTCATGGAAGCTCCTCTAATCATGCAAAAACGGTAGTAAGTGCTGGAGTAAAAATAGCCATACCAGCTCAAAATCATCACATCGCTAGATTAGCTACTCCTGTTACTTTTTGAGCCGAAGTTCATGGAGCAAGGACTTCACCCATACCTTGCGAAATCTTAGAAACTGAATTTTTTAGTCATAATAATCCAGTAGTAATAACAGTAGCAATTCAAGCTCAAACTGAGTCTTGATATGGAATATCTGGATTTGTTCGATCTTGTCTTGCTTTAGTATTTATCTCTACGATCTTATCGTTTACCATCTTGATTGTATCTGGTCCGATGATTGGTGATCATCCGTGAATAATATCTAGTAATGTTTTTTTTGGTTTAGCTCAAGGAGTTCATTCCTTTATGGTAGATTGAAATTGTGGTTGTATATTGAATTTCTGAGCTCGAATTTGAGGTGTAGCGGTTTTTGTAGCCACAGGAAAAGGAGTAACTGTTTTATCTTGTGGAGTAGCAAAAACATCTTTTCATTGCGCTATCCTTTGTTTTGCAAAATCGACTGCTTTGTTCTGAATCTGCTTCATAAGTTTTGGATTTACTTCGAAAACTTTATCTTCAGGAGTAGATAATAAATATTGTTTTTCTTGTTGAGAGAGAGTAGGAACTAATGTAGGTATTTCCATATCTTTTCAATTTACATCGGATGTATTTATAGTAATCTCTGTTGATATACTTCAATCAGGTCTTTTCAATTCTCATAAAAATCCTTTTCATTTATTGGTTCCATTTTGTCTACTTCCATATCAATAATCTATTCATTTTGTTGTATCTATACCTGTAGTTATATCTGAAACTTCACCTATCTTAGGTGATAATTTGAACGGTTGAAATGATATATTATTTATTTTTGGCTTTAATGTTTCTTTAGGAGTTATAACACCATTAAGATCCAATCCCGGAGTAGAAAAATTCATTGGTTTCGATACCGGCATTGATGGTTTATATACTGGAGCTGACGATACAACTTTTTTTGGTGCAACAGGAGTCTTAACTGGAGCTTTTGCTACAGTTTTATTCGGCATTATTAATGCTGAAGCTCATCATTGCGCTCACAAAATCATATCGTTTTTTGCCATTATTTTGGTTTTTTAACTCAATAAATACTTGTTATCTCTTCAATGATAGTATCTATATCTGATCAAGCATATCATGCAGCAGATAATTCTTTTTTGAAATATGGTATATTAGGAGTCTTTCATTGTAACATAGTTCATAATGTTTTTATCATAGCATCAGCATCATCTGATTCAGAGATTATATATTTAGTTGCCTCAGTCAATGATTTTTTGGCAATAGTTCTTGCAATAAGATCTTTGGTTGTTGCTGTATTACCATATACATCATAAAGATATGGAGCTGAAGCATTTCATTGATTATTAAGATATGTTTCTATAACTTTCATTTTAGCTTGTACTGATGTCATACCCTTAGTTCCAAACGCTTCTTTAGCTGCAGTAGTATTAAGATCTTCTGGTTTCAATACTGTACCATTGATATTGTTTATATATCATCTTAATACATCTGGTGTTCATGGTGTTGCTTCAGAAACTGTATTAGTATCTCATAATTTAGGTATCTCTTTTGTAGGATTATAGAATCATAAAACTTTTGTAGAAACAGTATCTTCGGAAATTTTTCAATCTTTATGGAAATTTGATCATCTAATTGTCATAGTCTTACCATCTGATGATACTCCGGTAACTATAGCAACATGTCAATTACCCGGTTTAGATGTTGAGTTCATAATTGCAACATCACCTACTTCTGGTGTTTTACTATTAATATTTTTTGTCTTACTTGCTAATGAATCACCAAATAAATTAGTTTTTGCTGCTCATACTGATTTTACATAATCATTTACAATGATTCAACAATCTCATCCTCTTTCGTATACAGCTCATATTGGCATATTATTTACAGATTCTACTCATGTATCTATATCTGCTGCACTATTTGGAGTGAGAATATTTGCTTTAGCATCTTTATATCTTGTTCATCATTGCAATATAACATCTTGAATAGCTTCTGCAGGAGTTGATCATGCTATCATAAGTTTAGATAATTTCTGATAATCAGCTGATATAGGTGTTCCAGAAGCATCTAATGTAGCTTTAGCTTTTTCTAACATAGATGTATGTAGTTGTTGATATTGATCTAATGATATATGTCATTGTTTATATAATTCAGCGAGATCAGCTATAGAGTGATTTTGTAATATATCACCATCATCAGCGGTAAGTTTATTAAATACTTCTGTCTGACTTCATGCAACATAGTTATCATTTTGGATCATCTGATCTATTTCATCATTTTTTGTCCTATTGAGTGTTGTCATAGTAGAAATATAATCATTCATAATTTTAAGTTTAGCATCCATAGTTGTCCTATTGAGTGTTTCTAATTTATCTTTAAGTTGTGTACCTGAATAATTTTGTAAGATAGTATTGTAAGCAGTACCCATCTGTTGTTTGATATCTCTAGCTTGTAAATCTAAATCTTCTTTTGCTCTAGATAAACTGGTATTATAATCTTCTAATAGTCTTGATTTATTTTCGTCTGTAGCATTCTGAGCTTGTTGGAGTTGTGTTTCTAATCTAGTTACTGTTCTTAATGCTTCTTCATGTACTGAGTTTACACCATCTACAAACGATGTAGTATTAGCATATCATTTTAATGCTCAAATCTTTTCCATAGCTACTGTATTTTCTTCAGCCTGTCTTAATATGTCTTGTTGTTGCCATTGGATAGTTTGTTTTGTTGTTTCCATTTTAGTATTTAGATCTTCTGTTTGTCTTTGTTTTTCTAAAGTAAGATCGTCAACATTTCTATTATATCATTTTTCAAATTCTTTTTTATAATCTCACTGCATATCTAATGTTTCGTATCAATATCATTCCATAATCCTTTTAGCTCTATCAAAATCTACTCATGATTTTGTAGCAATATCTTGTATATCAGCATCACTAGGCATACCATCATATCATTTAGTAAGACGATCTTCTCATCAAACTTTTAATACATTATTTACCTCACTGTCTACTTCATTGAAATTAGTATACATATCTTCTACAGCTCCTGCTTTTAAAAGCTGATCTCTTTGGCTCTTATATTGTACATCCAATGAAGATATTCCAGGAACTGGAGCTGCTGCTGTTGGTAGTCATTGTATTCTTTTACCAAAAGCATTTACTGTATTAGTGATATCCTCAGGAGTACCCTTTATTCATTTCTCTTGTAAATATTTTGTTACTTGATCATTAAGTTTATCTTGTGTTATGTTTTGATTCTTTGCTAAAAAATCCTGAGCGAGATAATCATTTCTTTTATCGAGATATCATAAATTCTTAGACTCATATGCTTTTGCTTCATCTCAAAAAAGTAATGGTGAATCAAATTTTGTGGCAAAATCCTTAGTTTTTAGTTCTCATGTAGTGAGTTTCACTCATGGTGCTGTATTTTGTGTAGCAACAGGTTGTTTAGCAACTGCAGGTAATGAAGAATTATCACCATATTGCACCTTAGGTGGTGTATATTTTGGTGTTACTTTATTTGCAGAAGTAGTTGTACTAATATTTGTTGGAGGTGTTATTTTTGGCGTAATATTTCAAGCGACAGCCTTAGCTGCAGCTATAACTCCAGGATTAGTTGATGTTGATACTACTCATTTTGCTGCATTCGCTGCTGCATTTCTAGCTTGTGCTTGTGCGACTAAGGAAGTCATAATATTTTATATTTTAGGGAAATAAATTTATTAATTTAATGGCATAAAATAACATCAATGATTAGTTATTGTTCCTCATCATGATATAATATAATCTATCTTAAAATATTTATTCGCTGGTATTGTAGCTTGTCCTGCTGGTGAATTTTCTCATCATGCACCATTAATATATCCGTTTAATGCTATATTAACAAACGTCAATCAATCATTAGACACAGAAATAGCCATTATACCTCAAACCTGTACACTTCAATATACTACACTAAATGATCATTTTGCTATTCATCATGTACTTGTATAATAAATAGATCCTGGTGTTATTGTTGCATCTATAGCTGCACCATAATTAATATCTAATAAATTAGATTTCCATGCCTTACCAATAAAACATATATTTGTTGTTGGTGGAGTATCAATAACTACTGATCCTGGTGTTTGTCCAAGATAATAATTATGTCATGCTATAAGTCCTGTAAATCAATTATTTATTCATTTTAATGTTAGTATTGGATATTGTCATATAGTTTTACTTTCGGAACTTACACCACAAACATTAGATTTATACTGATAATCAGCATCAGCTAATGAAAGCAATTGGTTCTGGAATAAAGTAGATGATACATATGGGAATAATCAAGAAGAATAAACTGGATTTAATTCCGTAAATGTTGTTCATATTAAGTATACAGCATTTGTAGTTATTGTTCAAACTGTATAAGCTACTGTAGAGTTTCAATAGTTTCATAGATATAAATATGGGTTTCAGCTGAATATATTTGTTTGTGTTACTCATATTTGTTGTCGTGATGATGTATAATAATACATCTTTATTTCTCCGTTGACTGGATTGTAATCTATTTTGAAATCTGTACAAGCAGCAACAACTGTAGTTGTATATGTTGTTACTCATCATACCACAACTTTTACAATAACACCACCATTATATACAGCATTAGGCGCTCAAATACCATAAGGCTTAATTTCTATATAATTAGTTGCATCCCAATATAATCTTCATTCTTGATATATATTTATATGTCATGTTAAGTTATATCATCCAGCAGATCCCGAGATTATAGCATTTCGTTTGAAACTAAGAAATCAAGAATAAGTATTTAATGATTTTACATAATTACTTCATTCAATAGCATTAATATAATTATAAAACATAAATACTAAAGCATTATTTATGAGTAAATTATTATTAGCACCTCCAGATACAATAGGATTCCATGTTAATGGATTTATTGCATTTCAAGGGAAACTATCTACCAAAATTGGTCAATTCCACGAAGCACCATCATATGATTTTAATCATCTAATAGTTGTATTATTTGTTGAATATCAAATGTTGTAATAATTGAAAGCATTTATTATTGTGTCTGCATAATTTCAAGTGCTTCACTGTCGTGCAACGATATGTGCTTTTGTTCCAAGAGGGATACTAAATTGTACACTATAATTTATATCTACTATATTATTTATTGCAGTTGTATTATCTTCGTTTATAGTAGCAGTTTTTACATAAAATGGAGGCTCTGCTTGTGAAGAATCAGCCATTTGTGATGTTAGTATTTCGATATCTGTTCATACGGTATGAATTATATTCATACTTGCTCAATATCAAGGAGCTCCAGTCATAACAATTCTATATGTAACTCAAGCAGTCAATTTATATGGGGTAAATGTTGCCTTTCCCAAAGCAATTGTTGGTGTCGCTAGTGTTGTAACTCAACTAGAGTCTTTCAATAGAACTGATGAATATGAAACACAAGGAACTTCGTATATATAACAATCTGCTAATGCTGTTATTTGTATGGTTGCTGTTGGTGTTGAATTGTTATTATATGATTTTGTTGAAGTATTTGTATATCATCTGAATAAATCAGTTCATCATACATAGTTAAATTTTGTCTTATTATATGGATAAGAGGCACTACCTGTTTGCTTAACAGATGTATACGAGGCTCAATCACTCCCACATACTATATAATATGAAGCTCAATATACAAATCCTGAATAATTAAATGTCGCAACATTAGCAATAAATGTAGCAGTTGCTAATAAATTTCAAACTAAATCATATAAATATGCTTTTGTTGCAGTACAATCACTATCTTTATCTACGCTTAATACAGATGTTTGTTGTGATAATGTTACTTTTACTCATTTCAATACTCTTTGTGTAGCTTCTGTAACATTTAATGTCACTCAATGAGCATCTGTTCCACTTCATCAAGTAAATATAAGTGGTGTATCTACTAAACTTGTCGTCAATGCACTCGCTGCAATATCGGCAATAGCATTTGGGTCGATAAGAGTTCAACTTGGGTTTCCTGCATTATCTGTTTCTATTCTGAAATGCAAATGTTGATTTGCGTTATGTCAAGTTCCTGTTTTACATATGTTTACTTTGAAGGTGTCTGCTGTCACTCATGTTCATATAACTGGAAAACTAATTCTAGTATTTCATGAGGCATTTGATATATTTTGTTTATTAGTAGCAACTCATGTAACTGGTCATGTTTCTAAAAATAGACATTGTCATGCAGTACATACCTCTCATAACATATATGGATTATCTGTTACTAATCATCATGAACTTCATAAAATATTAGTAACTTGTGAGGTTACCATACTAATTGTTGGCATATTATATACACCACCAAACTGATCTGGATCTACCATTGATGTAGCTATTTTAACTAATCATGCTGCTGTTGTTGTAGCCATAGGAGGGGGTGTTCAAATACCATAATCTTCCCATTGTAACGTAGTACCATTATATACCTGATCAACTGGAGCTGGAGATAATATTCTACAGTGTTGTCAATCTATAGGAGCCGGTATAGCGATATTCCTTGCTGCCGCATCAGCGAAAATTGGTCGAGGTATAGACGTTCCAGTAATATTTAGATTAGATATATTTGTTGGTCCAGTGAAAGTATTAGTACCAGTCCATGTATTGTTTGAAGAAAATATAGAATTAGTTATTAAATGACTTGCAAAAATTGTAACAAAACATCTTTGTCAAGCATACCATTTCTTTTGTAATGCAGGATTTACTGTTCCAGAAGCATCAGCTTTTATTCATCTTAATGATATAGTCATAAGATTCGCTGCTGCTGTTATTATCATCCTTTCTACTGATTTACCATCATCAGAAATTAAAGTAAGATCAGCTGGATCTGTAATTATAACTACAGAATTAGATTCTACATCAGTAGTAATAGCAACTGATAAATCACCAGGATTTAGATCACCATCTAGATAGAAGATATAGTTGTTTAAAAATGCTTGTGCCATTTTACTATTTGGAAAGAATTAAAATTTATCACTCAACCTGTATTTCTTACTAGGTAATACAAATATATTCATAAAATCTAATAGTCGATATTGTCATAGTCAAGTAGTTTCTATTTTTCGTCTATTAGATATTCATTTTGCTCTTACTTGTGATTGTGTAATAACTTTATTGAAATCACTTAATGGATATGAAGGTGTTTGTAGTGTTAATGCTCATCAACTTCATGCTAACATAGATCATGCAATTGATCATCATGCTATAGGTACTCATGCTATACCAACTGGAACATATGTTCAGTTTCATCATTGGTTTACTATTAATGGTTTCATTATTGTTACTCAATCTACATATGATGTAATAGTCATTGTAGTTGCATCATTAATTTTTCATCAGAACTCAGCACCTCTCCAGAATTTTTTCAAATTAGCTTGTCATAATTTTATATCATGAGTTTCATACACACATTTTATAGGTTGTTCTCTATCCTCAGTTCATATTTCATCTTCATAAATAACATCATTACTATATGCTGTAGCAGCATATAAATGATCTCATAATTGTACTTCTGATATAAATGATTTGTTGTCATCACAAAGTCGTCATGTATTTATAATATCATAAATTACTACTATTCCATTGGTTGGTGAATTTAATGGTCTAAGATTCCATTTTACCAAGTTTCTTTTATCATCAAAAAAACCAAATCCATCTGTTTGTACTGAATCTAGTTCTTGTTGCATAAATCAATCTATTCCAACTAGTGGTATATCAGAAATATCAGCAACTTGTAGTTGAGCTACTCATTGAATATATCAAATACTTCTAATTTTCATACCAGACGTGATAAAAAATAGTTTAGATCATACAGGTACAGCACAATCAGGATTAAGTAATCTATTACCACTAGCAAAAGGTACAGAAAATATGTTTGCTACAGTACCAATACTATTTATAGTATTTTGATCTAGATATTGTATTTCTCAACTCTCCAAAAATATCCAAAATTTATCGAATGTAGATATTACACCAATAATATTTGTATTATATACTATTTGTTGTGATCATGTTCATGATCGGTTCTTACAATTAGCCTCATTACCTAATGTTATAGGCATAGAAAGAAATAATTTATTCTGGAATGCTAAGATTGTATATCACATAAAAGAATCTCCTAAATTTGGAAACATATTATTAGCTATTTCTGTAGTTGTGAGTGTTAGTGTGTTTGTTACTGTGTCGAAATAATATGGTTTAGTTGTTCCGGTAAGGATAATAATATATTTATCATAAACTATATATCTTGTTCTTGCTTTGGGTAATGTTAATCATGATGATCTATCAGTAACAGTACCTAAAATAGGATCTACCTCTTCAAATTTACTATCAAAATGACGAAATAACCTACCAGTTTTTTTGTATGCTACTAATCCATATGTTTTTTTTACAGAAGTTCATTTATACACTTCAGTATATCATAATCTAGGTAATATTCATTTATCAGATATCCTTAAATTTCTTATATATCTAGCATATTGAATTGGTACATTATTATTTCCTATTGATTGAGAAAAACCTTTTGAGAACTTCTCTTTCATCTCTACCGATTCTGCTCTCATTAGTTCTCATTAGGAAATAAAAATATTAAAAGCTATCATCACCAAATTCACCACTATCTCTACATCCAGTAATTTCTTCAGAAGCAGTAAAATTAAATACAACTTGCTGACTATTCCTTTTTATTTGACTATTATAAATATCATAAAATTCTGTGAGTGCATTATATCCAAGTAATCATTTCTCTTTAGCAAATTCAATTTCTTCTGTTTTCCACAAAAGTTCAGCCATTGCTATAGGAGCAACAATAAATATTCAGGTGTTATCTGGTAAATCTAATACTGAAGCATCTGATGTAAGTTGTCATACCTCTTTAGAATAATTCATCCGATATGTTCATGTTGGATATCAATTTATTCGTAGATATCTATCTTCACCATTATTCACTATAGCATAAAACTTTGATGTTGTGTATTGTCATGGTTCTAAGAAATGACAATTATACCCAGTTATTCATCTTTGATATATTAGTTTTTGTGGTGCGTAAACATCTATATTGGATATTAAAAATACTTGCTGTACTAGATCACCTAGATCTAATTTTACAACTAATCATGTTATTCATGTCAATTGAGTTGCTGTTTTACCTGTATAAGTTACTAAATTACCTTTTACATAAATTGCTTTAGGTGTTAATGGTGTTGCACTAAGATAATTCGTTGTATCAACAATATTTATTACTATATCTCCAGGATTTGCAACTACTGATACTGTAGATCAATCATATAATTGAATCGCTTCTCTTTTTTCTAAGAAAGGTAATCTTCTAGCTGTTATTTCTTGTCCATTATCTAATCTTATTATTTTCATATGTGATATCCTTGTATAGACATCTTGTATTTTCTCCTGTACTCTAGCAGGACTATATTCATTTGACAGGTCTTTTTCTCAGAGTATCTGATAACATTCAGTTTGAACCTGTAATCTCGTATTACCTGCCATAGGGAAATATTATTATATAAAACTATATATTTTTCTTCATCCATTCAATATCGTTTTTGTATCTATTAGATACATCTTTACCTGTAGCTGCTTTATAAGCAGCTCTTACAGATTCAATTGTTTCTTCTACAAGAACTGATGGAGTTTCAGCTAATCTTTCATCAATAGCTTCACTATTTTTAATCTCTTCTACCGCTTCAGTAGAAGAAGGATCAGGTAATGCTGAAACATCAGGTTCATCTGATCCTAAATCTTCAGGTTCATCAGTTTTAATACCATTAGATACAATATCTAATTGTCATTCTATAGTTTCCAATCATTCGATTTGATTCTTTATGGTATCATATGTTTCTTTTGTTTCATCAAATTTATCTATCATGGGTATCTGTACTATTGTTTCTCTAAATATTCTTAGATAATTAGATTTATTATCAGGATCTTCTTCCATATTATCATGATACTCTTTTTTAGCCTCTTCTATCTTATCTAAAACTATATTCAATTGATAGCTTCTCATTCTCTGATTCTTTTCTAATTCAGCTCTACCAGGATCCATAGCCTTTAATTTAAGATAATCTTCATAATCCATAAATCATGCCTGTTGTGATATTCAAGTAACCATTATAGAGTAATTAATGATAAAAGTTATATTACTATCAGCGGATTTTACTCCGCCAATAGTGTATATAGCCCTTATTACTATATTATATTAAGGGGTTGTTCCTTTTGAACCAACTACACCTGTTTCAGCATAGTAATGATCTACACCATAGTTAGCACGAACATCAACTACATAGATATCGTTATCTTGCTTCTGATAGTTTTTCATCAAAGGAGCATAGTTTACGAAACATTTCAATGATTGTTGTTTGTCGATAACAAATGGATTCATTACGAACCAGTTTGTTTGCGCACCAAGTGTTGAACCGTAACCGTAAGCTGTTTCAGCTACCAAATCACCTAGACATGGTATTTCAACAATTTCTACTAAATTACCTTCAAAAAAGAATTGATTAATCAAGTTAGCATTGTTTGCAGTTCCTGCATACATTCCAGCTTGTTTACCAAAAGTGTTTAATATTTGTCTTGCTGTTACAGCGAGATTAGTACCAACCATCAATTGATAAAATGTTCCAGCACCTTGTTTAACGAATTTTCCATTCTGTAATTTAACACCTGTTTTCAAGATATTAATAGCTTCTTGGAGAGAAACATTAGAAAGTGCTTTGTTTGGTGTTGAAAGGATATTACTAAATGTTCCACCTGTACTCAAAATAGGATGAGCAGCAGAGAAAAGTGGTTGAAGATTAGGAGTTGCTGATCCTGGACCATAACTTGCTGTTACAGCGAAACCTTGTGTGAACAATGCAATATTTTCAATGTTAGATGTTTCTAATCTACCCAATTGAAGATCTTTTGAATCCTGAATAAGTTGAACATATTCCTGTTGAACATCACCTGAAGCACCAGTAAGAGTTTGTTGATCTCTAAGATATTCACCCATAAGGTAAGTAGTTTCGATCTTAGCTCCATAGTTCTTAGTAAGATAACCTTTCTTGTTACCATATTCAACTGTTCTTTTTTGTTTGTTTGCTCCATCAGCAAGAAGAGGAAGTTCCTTTCCAGCGATTCTGTATCCATATTTTTGTGATACGGAGATTGTTTTTTCTGAGCGGATTCTCATTGCTCCTTGTATTCTCGCATATTCGTCATAAGCGATAGATATATCGTAATCATTAATAATTCCTACTAATGAATCGTCAAGTAATGGAGATGATCCAAATGCTCCTACGGCTACGGTTATACCATTATTAAATACTGTTCTACCCATGATAATGGTTGTAATAAAAATAAAAAAGTTTTATTATACGTTAGCAATGGAAAATTCCATACCAAGTGCATCTTCACAAAGAAGTTGACCAGTTGATGAACTTTGTGTAAGAAGATTTACATATTGTGTATCTGAAAGATCAAAATAAGCATGTCGATCAGCTATGTCCAATACTAATAGAGAATAAGTCATAACTGGAGGTGTTGATCCACCAATTACAATATTACTAATAACTACTGTACCGTTATTACCTGTTTTAGGAAGAATAGTTACTGCGTGTGTTCCAGAAATAGTAAATGTAGCTAATGCAGCAAATTGTGTATTTAATTGTAGAATTAATGCAGCCATAGTACCTGCATGATCTGAAGAAAACAATACTTGTGTCATTACAACACCGTTTACTTTAAGATCTATTGTATTTGTAGCAACAAAAAAACCAACAACTGTTAATAGTTGTCCAATTCCTTCAATTTTGAAAGTATCTGACTTCAAAAGAGATGTTGGTACATAATTTACTTTTTCATGTTCTATTGTTTCATTAGAAGATGAAAAAACTTTTTCTGTAGAAGAAGCTCCTATAATAGAATCTCCAGCTCCAGCGATATCAATGAAACCACTAGCGTCTTTCAAAAACATACCTGATTGGCAGTCTAATGAATTTACCGCTACAGCTTCTACTCTACCAAGACCCAAATATGAGTCCTTAGCAGCTTTAATTCGTGTGAAAGCCATGATAATAGATTGTAATAAGAATAAAAGATTAATTTTTTGGTTTTGCTGTGATTACTCATTGCGATTCTAAGAAACTCATAGTGTTTGGATCATTAGGTTTATATTCATCTGAATTTCATGATTTTGATGATCATCCAGTAGGTATAGCATTATGTTCCAATATAATAGTTTCTTTGTTTGATGAGAACTTTTTTCCCATAGAGAATGCAACTCCAACCATTGCTTGTTTCAATTCCTCTTTTCAAAGAGTCCTATCTCCGGTTAATGCTGTAAGTTTTTCACTAAACACTGTCATTTCATCAGTAGAGAATCATAGAGAAGAAATAAAATCGTTTTTTAATTTATCGCTTTCTTTTTTCATCTCATATGCCGTCATTTGAATATTGAAGTCATTTGCTTTAGGTGGCAATTGCTTACCAGCTTTGAGATCTTCAATACTATATTCTCAACCATGATGTTTAACTCGTGCTTCAGCTGTTTTAGGATCTTTTTTATAAAGTTCTTGAAGATAATTAGGATCCTTGTCGATGTTTTTAGTTTCTTCTAGGATCTTGTCTGTAAGCGTATCTACTCATTTCTGAGAAGCAGATTGGAGTTTTTTGTACTCTTCTTCTTGCTTAATTGAAAACGCTTTAAGTTGTTCCTCTCTCTCTTCTAGATTTAAGTCTGGTGATAGACTGTCTAAAAATTCCTGAGTTGATTGTGGCATTAATAAATTTGGTAAGAATGTAAAAGGTTTAAGTATTATATACTGCCGATTACAATTATCGGAATAATACACTATTCGTAAAACAATTCAATACTACTTTACAATTTTCAATTGCTATTTATAGTTTCATATATTTCTATTGTTGTATATCTTGTGTAGTTTCTTTGGTTTGTCAATTCTTTTCCTGTGCCGCTTTAGCAAATTCCAGAATCTTAGATTTTATATATTCTTGTCTTTGTGTAAAATCTTTTGTTAATTCTATATTGAGATCATCTAATCATTTTCATGTAAGTACATCTGTTTTTATTGATTTATCTGGTAATCATTGAGCAAAAAATTCTATGAAATAATCTATTGTCCTTAATATTCATTTTAATTCAGCATTTAATATCTTTGCCTGAGTATTGGTAGCAGGATTATATCATAATAATGCAGCATTAGTTGAAGTAAATTTATGAAAATTCAACATCTCTATAATCCAATTTATAGATCACTCAGATAACATATCAACATAATGTTTATACTGAGTCATCTGAGATTCACTATCTTGTGTATAGAATTTACTTTCATCCAATAAATGGTGCAGGTTTAGCTTCGGGAACAGCTTGTGGTTGAGTCTGTTGTGTATTCGTAGGAGGAACCTGTTGATTAGTTTGTTCATTAGGAATATTAGTAGGAGCTAAAGAATTACCCATGATTGCCATAGAAAGATCTTGTTCTTGTCTAATACTATCATCTATCTCTGACTTTTTTGTTTTAGCAACAAGTGCCATATCAAAATCATATAATTGTTTGAATCTTGCTATTATAGATGATGGATTCATATCCCTCTTTATTTCATCAGTTATATTAATTCACATAGATGCAAATACTTGTGATAATATATTCAAATTAGATATAGCTTGTGTAAACGCATTTTGTTGTGTAGTTGATGAAAATCTTGTTGATGGAGTAACAACCTTCACTAAGAACTCTCATTTACACATAGATTTATCTAAATCAAAATATCATATATCACCAAACGATTCTTTAAATACTTTAATATCTTCACCATTTTTATCTTTTTTATCCTCTATCTTATTATCTCTAACTTTTATAATAAGATTAGGAAATGTTTCGATAGATATATCTTGTTCTTTACCATCTACAGTAATTTTCTTTTTTTCTGTTTTTTTCTCTAATGTTACAGCATACTTTGTGAGATTTATAGCTGTTTTAGTTAAGATATCATCATAAAATATATTTAATGATTCATCAATAGTTCTATCTCTTATTTGTTGATGTTCCTCCATGATCTGTATCTCACCTAGAGTTGTTTTAGGTGATGAATATGGCGCTCTCATATTTTCTCATACCTCTACATTCATGAGATCATCGATGATAGATATTACAGCAGACATATCAGCTATCTTTGTTTGCATCTGTAATGGTTGTACCATTCCAGCAGAAGCATTAGTTTCCCAAATATTTATACCTGATGATACCTTTCATTTTACTTCAGTATTTTGTGGAACAATCATATTGATTCATGCTGACATCTTAGAAGCATCCAATATATCTTGTAATATAGATTTTTTATATCATTTTAATCATCTAATTCTCTTAGGTATACCATCACCATAAATAGAATTATTGTTAGGGAAATGCTGACATGCTGATACTGGTAAATCACCATTATGATAATATTTTCATGAATACAAACAAGTAGATCTATTGAGAATAACATCTCGATCTCATGTTATTCTATTGTATTTTTGTCGGATAATACATTGATTAGGATAAGAATTATATACTCAATATATAGGATCACTTACAGCATATGGTTTTATATCATTAATATCTACTCATTCAACAAAATTCCATCTCTCTTTAGCAGCCTCAACAGTCAATTGTTCTTCAATAATACAATCTTCAGCTTTTCTATAATCCCATTGATTCATGGCTTGATCATCGAACCATGATGTATATATTGATTGATTTATTGGTGTATATTTATATTCAATCCTTTTAATAGCAGTCATATCATCAGTAAATATACCATCAAATACCTCTTTTGGTTCATATCTAACATACGAATCATATCTTATACCATTATACATAACCATGGTACCATATTGTCATTTATCATGTATTCCTGCAGATTTTTGTTGATAAAATCATTCTCTATCTAGATAATCCTGTAATGCAAAATAGATAGGTTGTGTTTGTGATACATCATTATTATCTTGTCATCATATCACATCGAAATCTATTGCACCAGCATATTTACCTTTATTTATCTCATTCAATACTTTTTCTACAGAAATATTAATCATAAGTTTACCCTTTGCATTAGTTTGAACTTTAGCTTCTGTTTGTATATCTGAATAATGCCATTCTGATTCCCAATCAGATCTAGCTGAATCCATTTTTAGAAACCTAGCAAGTGTTTTCCTTACACTTTCTACTTTAGCATCATCGGAAATTCTCTTATTTGCCATGATAATATATAAAGAAATAAATTTTTCGATAGTATACTTAATTGGACATAGGTTTTCAAGTGATGGGATCTTCTATAACCATATTTCCGTTGGACTTATTATAATTATTATTTCTCTGTTGTTCATTATATGCTGATTTTGCCATAGGAAGTCAAGTAATAGGATCATATACTGTTTCCTCTTTTTCTCATGGAGCTTTATTACGTATTCATGCCATAAATTGTATTATACTTTGTGCATCACAATCAACAATATCGTCATGTTTTAGGTTAGGAAACTGATAATATTGATCTAATATCTTTTTTTGTTGTTCTGTAGGTAAATCAATATTATAATACAATTTATTTTGTGATCGAAACGGTTCAAGATAATCTCTTATCCTAGCATTTTTATCTCATTTAGGTCGATATTCATAAATCGTAAACATCTGATTCCTTTTTATCATCTCATCCATAAAATCTCTATAGAATTTTGACTGATCTTTATTTATTTTACTCATCTCTATAGAAAAGAACGGTCTATTAAATCATTTCATCTCCCACTTAGCAGCTAATGCAAACATATATTGTCTAGCAATTGAGGGAGCTTGTGTTTCAGCAAATATATCGAAGAAATAAATATCACGAGTCTGTTTATGTTGTCATACAACCCTTACAACTACATCATCTGATTTAATATTAGTAGAAAATGCAGGATCAACAAAAATACCGAGTTCTATATCGGATTTATTCAATCATCAAACCTTCTCAAAATCAGATTCATGAAATGATCTTTCATTTCCTGGCTTGAATATAGCTCCAGTCATCATGATAGGATCCTGTTGAAACAAAGCATTCCATACCTTAGGTGTTCTTATTTCTCTTTCTTTGAAAAAATAATCAGGTCATCGTTTCCCTGGTCGTATTATTGGATATCATTCATCATCTATAGCTTTGATAACTAATTTATAGAATTTATCTCATCATTGTTTTTCTTGTTCCTCTAATTTACCTATCAAATCATTAATATTCCAACGAGTCATAGTTACAACTATAGCAGAATCTTCAGTTTGTTTACGAGTAGATAATGTTGAATCAAACCAATCCCATGTTTTTTCTTGAATCGTTATACTTGCCGCTTCCTCTGCATTTTTTACACAATCATCAATAAATAGAAAATTTCCTCAAAGTCAAGTTAATGCTCATCAAACTCCACATGAATACATACCACCACGCTGAGTAGTTTCTCGATGTGTTTGAGTATTTTTATCTGATGCCATATCAAATTTTGGGAATATATTTTTATATCTTTTTGATTGGATAATATCTCTTGATTTACGAGCAAAATCCGAAGCTAGATTAGCATCATACGATGCTAGAACAAATTTAGCTGCGGGATCACGACCAACTATCCATGTTGGTAACATTATTCATCATAATGTGCTCTTTCATAATCTTGGTGGACATGAAACCATTAATCTTTTTATTTCTCATTTTGCAACAGCTTCATAAACCTGAATTAGTTGTTCATGAACATTTCTCATTTTTTGAGTAGCTATACATTGATATTTCGAATCAATATATTGGCAATATGTTTTCAAATCCAACCTAGAAAGTTTTCTTCTCAATAGTTCTTCCTCTATCACTAGCGCCTGATCATTAGTATGATCAAGGATCATGTTATATATGTTTTCGAATAAAACCTCAACAAGATTTTCTTTTTCACAAACAACATTTTGATATACTTTGATTAGCTATTTGTAATGACCTTTGAATATCCATAATACTTCACCATGATTTAATAAAATTTCATTCTAAATCATATTGATTAGTTATTTTACTAAATGGATTTTCTTTGCCTATCATAATCCTTCTTCATAATTCACGATATGAATGTTTTTGGTTATCAGAATAAGATAATCGCTCCAAATTATCTTTTCAATCCATATTATACCCATCATTTGACCTATTTCAATCACGATGATTAATTTGTGGTAAATTTTTTTTATTTATAATAAATGCTTGTGCTTTGATACGACAAATTCTAAAAGTATAATGTTTTCAATCTTTGTAAATTCAAATTATATTATATCAATCTTTATCTTTCTGTATTTTTAATAAAGATTCTTTTCTTTTTTTACGGTAAAATAATGATTTTATTCTACCAAAATTACTAACTTGATAAAGTCATTCAAATCAAAGAATATTTCTTCGTATTTCCTGCATAAATATTTTACCTTTTAGATAAAGATTGTTTTTGTTTTCTAATATCTTCTAATTTTTTTTTAAGAACCTCTTCCGTTTCTTCTTCTATATCACCTATTTCATCTGTTTTATCTCTAATGTTAATATCTTTTGAATCTTTATATCAGAAATTATTCTTCGCCATAAACATTGCAAAGTTAGAATTATATTCTCATTGCATAGCATTTTCAAGAAGAATTGATTCCTGGATCTGTTTACTTTTCCTATAAGCATCGGAAAACTCTGGATGTTTTGCAACCCATTCGTGCATTGTATCAATATGTATTCATATATTATGACATCGTCTTTGAAATGTTGGAAAAGTATTTGCTAT